GTTTTACCTGATTAGCATCTGTGGGGACACTCTTTGTTGTTGACATATTATGTTTGTAATCTTTTAATTTCCCTACTTAATGTTGTATAGCGGTCTGCGAGCACCTTTTCACGTCTAGCTATATCTGCTTCTTTTTCTGCTAATTCCGACGCCTTTCTTTCTGTGGCTTCCACAACCGCTTGATACCCATTTTCGCGTTCTACAACTATCTTTTCACGAAGTTCTGCGGAAGTGATTAGCTCTTGGGCTAGATTACGCATCTCTGCTGATTTTTCGTGAGCGGAGCGCAAATATCTTTCTGCCTGTTCTTTTTTCTCTTCTGTTTGGAGTTCTGTCAGTTCAGTATGTCGCAATTTGTCTGATGTTTCCTTTAGGTTTGCTTTAACTTCCAATTCTCTAAGCAAAAGTAGGTTTTCAGACTCTCTCAATCGTGATTCCCACTCTGTGCAAATTTTCCGAGCTTTGTTTGCCTCTTCCCATTGTTTATCAAGGGGGATTTGTAGGAGTCCTAATTCTTCCTTTCGTTGTCTTATCGCTTGTTCCAGTGATTCTTTTTGTCGAAGGTTAGCGTCTATTTCCTGTTGGACTCTTGCAATGCTCTGAGTGCGGAACGTTTCTAGTCGTTGCTCTTCTTCACCTAGCGTCTCACGCACCGCATCCACTTTCTTAGCAAGCGCAAGACCTTGGTCTATCTGTTGCTTCTTTTGCGTAGCGAGTTCAACGTTTACAAGTTTCTTTGGTAGGAGTCTTGGCCCAGGCATGATTATTTGTCTGGCATCTGTCCTAGAACATCTCGGTTTTCATCTTCCTTGAACAGTTCTGCCGGACTTGAGGTGAAACCTGCCTTGGTAGCCTTGTATTTACGTTCGTCATCCAACTTTTGTCCTTCCTTGACGACTGATTTCTTGACTGTCAGCGGAGTTAGACACTCTTCTATCATCGGTTCGAGTATCTTAGGGTCGAAGGTTGGTGGTAGACCGTTTCCTGCGAGTTTTGCCTTGTTGTAGTCAAAGACCACAGTCTTTCCATCTCGTCCGTATACCTTCTCACCTTCATACATTCGCTCTTCAGCCATTCGATAGGCGAATCGCTTGCGGATTTCCTGTAGGTTATCAAGAGTCTCGGAAGGAATGATAAGAGGAGTAGTAGATTCTGGGGCAAAGATATATTCTTTGTTGTTCCATAGATACTTCCTCTCTTGTTTCGTCGGATTCGTGAAGTTAAATACTCCTGTAAACTCGTTTGTCTCGTTTTGCATTTTGTTAGGCGGCGATTCAGGCTCGCGCTAGGCCCTTTTAATTATTATTGAGAGCTTACGCTCCCAGCTTAGCCCTCATAAAAGAGCTAAGTGGAAGTACAAGCGTTAGAGTTTCAAATCGACAGCGGCGTACTGTGCGCTCGTAGAAGTCTGCGCCATGTTGCCGACATACTGTTTCGCTGCGGTGAAGACGGTGATATCTCCTGCCGTAGTGGTCGAAGCCGAAGCTGGAAGACCAACTGCCGGAGTACCTGTACCGTCTGCACGAATGCCCCAGATACCGTGACAACCAACAAAGGCATACACAGGCTGACCTGGAGTAGTAAGAGCACCAGAGGTTCCATCGTAGGTCGATGCCGTTCCTGCGCTAATCGCGTAGAACGTAGAGCCTACAACTGTTCCAGTAAGTCCCGCTGCTGACACTACAACACCGATGTACGGATTACGGATGAGAGAAACCTTTGAGGTTGCATCAAGCGTAACCTGAATCGGGTCTTGAAGTGTAAGAACGAAGGTCGCAGAAGCCGCAGCCGCCTGATGAGAGGCAATCTGAAGCGTCTGACCGAGACCAGTACCAGTAGCTACGATAAGGTAGCCCCCAGCGTACTGATTGACGTTGAGCTTTGTTCCAGCATTTGTAACGAGAATCTGATAGGTTCCCGCAGTTGCTGGATACGCCGTCGGAACGGTCATAGCGAGTCCTTGCCATGTGGTGATTTCAGCCGGAGCTTGCACGAGCAAGCCAGAACCGATAGCCGCGACAGCAATTTCCGTTGCACCGTTTCTGACCATCACTACCTGACGACCATCGTTGGTGTTCCAGCGAACACCGCAGAGTGCGTCGTAGGAAGTGTCGTAGGTGTTATTGCCACCGTAGGAAACAACCGTAGGGGTATAACCTGGCCCTTGTGGGGTGGCTGTACCGTTGTAGGTCGATGCTGGCGGTGGCTGCACGAAGATGTCGAACGGAGCACTTTTGTAATCTGAGATAACACTCATTTTAGTTTAATTAAGTTGATAATTAGGAAGCAGAATATCTAATCCCAGCAGAACAAGCCGCCGTATTAGTGGCGTTTGCTGTGATGGTGAGATAGGAACCTGCTGCCCAGATGTTGCTAACCAAGTTCGTTCCTGGCGTTCCAGCGGTACTTGATGCAATAACGAAGTTCGGAGTCGAAGTACCAATCGTAATGACAGGAAGTGTATTAGCATTTCCGTTCGCTGTAGGGGCTGCGGTAGAAGAGGTCGCCATTGTGAGCGTAAGAGATGCTAGTCCTGTTCCTGTGTACGCAGTTTTGCTCGTTCCCACTCCTTCACACCCAATCTCTTCAGACATAATGAATCTGTCATTAGAGTCTGTATTGAGTATTGAGGAAGAGGTTGCATTTGTACCTGGAGCCGCAAGATTAATTGCTATAGAAGCAATCTTTGCATCTCCAAATGTCGCTCCTGATGGTGAAGCTCCGAGTAGTGATGTTGATGCTCCTGGATAGAAGTACGCTCCTATCGCTACAAACAGAACAACGACCAGACCGATGAGATAGTTATTGTTCATATTTAGTAGACGACATAAGAGACTGGTAATGTTGAGCTTTCTGAAGAAGATGAGGTAACGACAACTTGACCTTGCGTTACATTTTGCGCCCACTGACCTGCTTGCGGAACCGTCCCTGTCACCCAGAAATCAACTTGTGAGTTGGTGTGGATGTATGGGTCGGTAATCGTAAGCGTGTTTCCACCCGCGCCCCAAGTAGTCGTATTTATCGTTTTGAGAGCGAGAGGAGGAAGCGTTGATTGAGGTGATTGATGTCCTGTTGCCATAGGTTATTTAGGTGCCGTGACTTTTCTCCATTAGGATTACGCTTTTACGGTTAACCAATTAGGCTATTAAACTCCGGTAACACCAGTCAAAACGGCCTGACGAATTGGGTCGGTGCAGATAAGCTGACCGCCCATAATCATGAATCCGTTTACTGCGCCTTGGGCGTAGGCTTCTATCCAGTTCGTCCAAGTGAATGCCTTTGTAGCATTCGCAGGGTTGTACTCATAGATGTTGCCTTTAATCTGCTTATCTTCAAGAGACACCGCCTGACCCTTCCACCAATTGAGTCCATAGAACTTCAAGTAGTCGAGGTTGAGGAGGTAGAAGTTACCCAAGAGGCACTTCTTGTCCTTGTAGATAGTAAGACCGTCCCAGATAAGACCCTTTGCCTTATAACCCGTTCCTGCATCCATATTCTTGAAATCAGAATAGGTGTTGCGCTGGAACGGCTGTAGGAGCTGTTCGACGTATGCCCACGTTGTGTAGTCGGTATACGCGAAGTCAGGTGCTACACGCCCGTCGGTGATGGCGTTAGCGAGCTGACGAATCTTCAAGAGGGAGATTGTCCCGTTTGAAGCGGTTACGGTTGCGTTAAGACCTGCGTAAGTGGCTCGTGAGAGTCCTGCGTAGGTTGCGAGCGTGGAACCGTTGTCCACGATACCCGCGAGTCCCATCGGGGCTTTGCCATTGAATGCAGTACCTGCACCCTGGAAGAAGTTACCGATGTCATCTGCGCCATCTTGTGCGCGAGACTTCATCATCGTCTTCATAAGATTGAGGGTCTGCATCTTGGTCTTATTTATCGACAGGTCAGAGCCAGCCAACGCGACGTTGGTAGCTGTGAAAGTCGGATAAAAAGTACCGTTTACAGTGACTGGCTGTTGCGAAGTCGGCAGGTCATCGAAGCCGTTGAACGCAACGGTTGCGACACCTTTTTGATACTTGAATGGGAATAGCATCTGGCTACCTTCCCATTGCTCTGTGTTGCCGAGAACTTCTCCGAAGAAGAAGTTATCTTTTAACACTTGGTCTACCCATGCGCTTGCGAGCCACTGGTTTGTGGTCGATTGTACATTCAGGTCTGGTGGCATATAAGATTATTAATTTACTATTAAGTTCCCACTTTTAATTTAGCGAAGAATCGGTCTACATCTTTCCATGATTTGCCTTGTGGGACTGAACCATCGGCATCTGTAGAACGTGCGAGGCCTCGACTTGCCAACTCTTTTGCTCTGCTGGCCGAGCGAGGTTTATTTGTTTGGCTGAATGATTCCCACGCGGCGGGGATATCAGCGAACGCGGTAACCTCTCCGTTTGCATCTTTGGGAGAAATCTTACGAAGATACTCCTTGAATGCTTCTTGTGTGCGCTGAGCCTGTGCCGAGTTGGAAGTGAGGTCTACGTTATGCTCTTCTTCGATTGACTCGAATCCGGCATAGAGTTCACTCACTGCCTTCTGGTCTTCTTCTGTCGCTTGTTTTTCCTGTTCCTGCATCTCTGCGAGGAACTCCTTTCGAGCATCACCCTTGAGAGTTGAGAAATAGCTAGATAGGTCTTTAAGTACCTGTACTTTCTCTTCCGTATCGTTGCCAACGAGTTTGACGAACGATGGGGGGAGATTAATGTCCTTTACTTCTTCTCTAAAACGCTCTGCCTCGGAAGGTCTGATTGATTCAACTGCTTTCGATACTTGCTTCTCTATGTATCGTTGGATTTTGGGGTCTTTGTGGAATGGAAGTGGTTTGTCGTCCTCTTCTTCCTCTACAACTACCTCTTCTTCCTTTGGCTCTTCCTCTTTGAACACTTCCTTGTTTTCGGTGAGTCCATTGAGGAAATCTACGGTGCTCTCTTTTTTATCTTCAGGCATATTTTGGCTGGCTTTTTCAGGAGAAAGACAGAAACCTATGCTAGTGATAATTTACTCGGAGTTTGTTCTTCCCGAACTACTCGCGAAAACGGGGTTTTACTTACTTTTTCTGAGGAACAACTACTGCCGGAACAACTGGTTTTACTGTCGTTTTAGGCACTGCCTTAACTGCTACCTTCGGAGTCACGAACGTTGTCCCTTTGCAATCAGGACAAATCGCACCGCTTCTTAGACCATTTTGACAATTGCAAGGCATATTTATTTGTTAATATCTCGTAAATGATGTCCTCCTTCTGATTTCGTGTGCTTGTTCATTCCGCTTCCATGGATGGCTTCCTTTGCCCTAATCTTCTTTGCGAGTGCTTTTTCGTGTGCTTTCATATCTAATCCTCTTCCGAGTCGTTATTCTTTGCGCCGAATTCTTTCTTGGGAACTTTCCCTTTCTCATTAAGGTCGCCACCCGTCTCCATGACCATGTTGCACACCTCGCACTTATCGTCTTTACCTTTCTTGTGCTTATGTTTTGCTTTTAATGCTTTGTTGTGAGAACTCATATTTATTGGTTAAGTGGTTGTATTGGTACATTTGCTAAACTCGCATCATTCGTTGGCATCGGGGGCGACCCTCCACCCGACGGGGGAGCACCTGGTTGCGGTTGAGGTGCACCCTGTTGTGCTCCTGGTTGAGGTTGGCCCTGCATTTGCTGTTGTTGTAATTGTGCGGCCTGTTGAGGGAAATAGGTTTGCATATAAAGTTGGGGATTCACGCGAAACATCGTCACCATCTCTGCTGTTTGAATAGGGTCGGCATCATTGAGAGCTTTGAATAGATTGATGGGGTCTAGGAATCCGTCTTGTGCGAGTGTGATGGCTTCCTGTCGCTCTGATACTTCGTCTTTAGGGGCCATTGAGTTCGGAGAGACTGTAACTACAAAGCGTCTTTGCATGTTCTGAGCGGAGAGCGATACATACTCGACAGCCGCTGTGTTGCCCATAATCGCGGCGAAGTGTTGAGTGTCATAGAACACACAGTAAAGCTGAGTGAGCCAGTTAAACATGCTCTTAGCGGTGATTTCGAGCCTATCCCCAACACCCCCACCAATGCGGGAGCTGTCATGCTGTTCGTTCATTATGTTGTTACGAACCGCCTCATCAGGGTTGGTATTGGGGACAAGACCGGAAGTGCCATATACGCTACGGAGAGCCGCCATATCGCTCTCTTGTGCTTCCATTATTCCATTTGGGAGAGCGGAGGCAGGAATGCGCTTCACCGCGTCCATATTGCCGTCTGGTATGAGCAAAAAGCCCTCTTCATAGAAAGTTTGCACTGCTTGGCCCGCGTTTTCTATATTGAAAGATTGACCGGAAATAGCCACTGCGTTGTTCCCAGAAGCAAGGTTTTTCGTTATCTGGTCGTCTCTATCATTAATTCTGTCTTGGTTAGCTATGTTCTGCTCGATAAGGTTAGTGAAGTCGTATGGTTCTTCTTGGAGAGAGAAGACGCTGAAGAATGTGTACGGCTTCTTTGGAGCTGCAAAGTGATTGATTGGCGGCGCAGGTGGCAATGCCATTGGGTTAGCTTGCATCTCCTGTTGGTCTTGAGCTTCAACTTGCGCAACCTTCTCTGGGTAGTTATAAAACTCGTTCTTATGCTTATCGAGCACGACATCTTGAAACGTGGTGAAGGTGTACTCGTCATTCCACCACTCTGTAGCAACGATTTTGGTGCCAAGTTTGCCATTTACTTTGAGTGTGAGGTAGGTCTTATGTTTAGGGTATTTGTCTATGAACCAACTGGCGTCTTTTTCTATTCGTTCGCCTACCCAACCCTGGAAGTCACCAAACTCATCCACATATCCATCAGGGTCGAGGATAAGATTCTGTGGCTTTCTAATCTCCATCGTTACATCTCCATTGTCATCACCCGTTGTGGGGTCAATATTGGGTTTCCAACCGTATTTAACGCACGCAATGAGATATATACCCCATTGCCACACCATTTCCCCTAGTTTTTGTCGTATACCAAGTTCAATAGCGTGGTACTGAAGCATCGTTTTAAGGTCACCTGATGCCTCCTTGCCTTCATCAGTGTTGTCGCTGAAAACTACAGGCTCTGGATTCTCTGCCAGAGATGCTGGAACGAATGTAGCTGTGGCCTCAAACAATAGATTCTTAGGAACAACACGGTCTTCTTGCGTAGTGAAGTTGCGCTGTTTGCCCTTGAGGTAGAGCTTATTCCTCTGCTGGCGATTCTTTATCTTTGGGTAGTAGCCGTTGGATTTATTCTCATACTCGTCTCGTAAAGAAATAAGTTCCTCGTCGGACATCGGGAGTTCGAGTATGTCTTCATAGTCACTATCAATGCCCTCTTCGACATCATTCAGCATTGACACCTTGTTTGTGTCATCGTTTACGAGACTCTGCGCTCCTCGTATATTCTCTGTGAATGCGTCTGGTGGCATTATAGATTGGTTTCAGAACGCTTCTTATGACTAAATCGAAACTTATGGATGTCACCATTACTGCCACTGCTATTTGAGGTGACTGAGAAGACGTGTTTTGGTGTTATGAGTTGTTTTATATTCATCCCACCCCCTTTAACGGAGCGAACTCCAAACTTCTTCTTTTCTAACGCTTTTTCGTGTGACTTGCTCATATAAAAATAAAGACGATGCCCCTTTCGGAGACATCGCCGTTCGTGCGGTTAGATGTTAATAACTCTTTGATTATACAACAACTGTCAATGAGTCTGCAATCTCATGTGGGGATAAGCCTGTTGATACGAAGTCAATGCGCTTAATCTTGGTTGGTACTCCGCGCTCTATGAATACCTCAAATGACCCGTTTTTAACGTCTAGGGCATTAGCTTTAGCCAATAGAATAAACAGCGCACACTCTGTCTTACTAAGGAATACGGCTGTTTTAGTGTCATTCTTAATCATAGGTGAGATGATATCGTGCAAAGCGATTGAAGTACTCCCTTATCCATCGTTTTTGGCCTAGCCAATAAAATGGTTTCCACCACAAACGTGTCTTTCGCATATAGTAAGTAACCCCTTTGCCATCATGGAGAATATAATATCTAAAACGTCTATCGAAGGTGGGTCTATCCACTTTTGTTTGTGTCCAGTTAGAATTCAACATAATCTGATTGTATACGCTTACCTAGCACACGCCGCGCACTAATAGTGTTATCCACTTTAGAAGCCATAGGGAATCGCATCTGGTCGTTACGTCTCACGAACTCTGCTTGCGCCACACCGTATTTATCAAGTCCTACCAAGCAATACAACAACGTATGACAGAAGTGGTCTGCTCCATTACGCTTCCAAATCAACTCTGCCCCGTAGTTTGTAGCTACATCTTTACCTGGCTTATCCAACGCTACCTTAATCTCTCGGTATACATTATCAAACTGCGATGCCCAGTCTTTCCACTCCTCTACTTTTCCATTGAGTCTGATACGTCCAGTGTCTCGTAACTGCTCCACCATCCACTGAAAGTATTGGTTGCGGTCTACTCGTACTGTTCCTTGTTCTTCATTCTCTCCCCATGTAACCATCTCTTTGCTCTTGCGGTCTTTGCGGTAGAACACTAAGTACACACGCCCAGGATATTTGGCTTGGAGCTTGCGTATGCCTATTAAATCTCCACCTTGGTCAGAGACGATGATTGAGTCTTTCCATCTAAGTAGCAACTTCTCTAACTCTTGATACGGGTCGTAGTCTTTTGACGGCGGTTTGCAGGTGTTGTAGTAGAACGCTCCTTGCTTATTCATGCAGGTATAGTGAATGGGAAGTCCGGTGTCTACGCCTATGATGATTCTATCCGCTTGTTCGTTTATTTCTGGCACGACGTTCTTTAACACAACATCTGAAGTTATCTTGTTCTCTGAACCGACGTAAGGAAGTCCTAGAACATAGTTTGTGAAGTATTGCTCTGTCTTCTTGGGGTCATTAAAGGCCTCTATAATCGCTTCGGCAGTCTTATTGTGGAGCATGAGCTGTGAGACGTGGTAGCCACTGAATGTCCCTACTGCTGTGGGTTTCCACTCGCCAAATATCCTCTCATCATCAGTCAATTCTTTCTTACAATACTTGCATTGATAGCACTCGCGCACTCTGTCTATCGAGTCAGGCCATGTGAGTATCTGCTGCTTCTTGCAGCCGTCACACTGAATGACCCATTCTTTCTTATCGCTCTTCTGCCAATACACATCAACGCCATGTCCGGCAATACTAGGATGAGAGAAGTACCACATCCACTTATCGTCTTCTTTCTCTTGCGCTTCCATACGCGTTTCGTACTGTGTAATGACATCTGCGTTAGAAGCATCCACTTCGTCGTGCATGTTGAGTGATGAAGATACCATCATAGCTGCCTTAGAAGTAAACGTGCCTCGGTAGTAGATGATGTTATCGCCTACTTTCTTCTGCTCCACTGAGTCATGGTCTTTAATCCAATCTCTGAATATAGGATTCTGTGCGACGATGCGGTTTATCTTTCCACCTGCCATATCTTTCACATCGTCTTCAGTGGGGAGCGTGTAAATAATATCTTTGTGCAACTTCTTGGCCACATAAAATGATTTAACTAAGTTCTTTACAGTCTCTCCTATTTGGGGTGGCTTGAGAACAACTTGCTTCGGAGATAGGTCATTCCACATATCTATCTGCCATCTGCGCTTCTCAAAGTCTATGGGCATACCAACCTCATTCTTGAGATTGTGTTTGAGCACCCACAGCACTGGTGCTTCTTCAAACGCTTGCTCTATTTCCTCGTCGGAGAAGTCCGATAAGTCTATTGGCAACGTCTTTAGTTCTTCCCGTAGAGTTTGCATCTATGTTTATATTAAGATTCTTCTCTGGTGCGTAAGCTCCTGTAACCTTGAATACTTGGTCAGTCGCTTTCAATCGTGCATTCGGTTCCACATTTTCATTCAGCATAATCTCTTGAACTACATTCTTTGCATTATCTTCAGTGAAGCCAAGTGCTTTCAATTCTTCTTGTACTCCTTCGCTCTCTATCACTACACTAGGCTTAATAACCATACTCCGACTATATCTACTCTTTTCTACTATCTCACCAGCATTTAATGGATTGTCTAGTGTGGCGTTCTCCACTATGAGTTTAGCTACGCGCTTTTGTCTTGTCGTCGCCATAGATAACTAATTTTACACTAAGTGGGAGGATTTTAGATAACCATTTGCTTCTTATGCGTAGAATATAAGAATTACGGTGGACTGTGGGGTGTAGTATTTTGCCGAGAGTTTCTATCTTCATTTCTTCTTTACTGGGCGACCGCGCTTCTTTGGAGAAGAGAGTTCTGAAAGAAGTTTATCAGATGATGTATCTGTATAAACGAATTGTGGTACTTGAACCTCTCTTTCCTCATCAAACAAATACTTCTCCAACATCTTCTTTAGCTCTATGTTGTTGTCGTCATTGAGCATGTCTTTCATTGAAAGAGGTACGGCATCGAGGTAGATTTCAAAGTCTGCGTTGTTTGCGCTAAATCGTATGCCGAGGTTCCCCTTGTTCGTGCGGCCGATTGGAATTACTATCTCATCTACTTTGAGGAGTCTGAATATGTGTTGCGCGAGTTTCTTTTGATTAGCTATTGTCATGTTTAGTCGGTTTAATTTTAATACGCCCCCACCAATACTGCAAGAGCTGTTTTCTGTATTTCCAGTAGTGGCGGAGGCTCCATTGATGGAGAGTGGCGAACTTAGTATCGAGGTAGCATGCTCGGCATATCTCTAGATGGCTAGTGATTCTTCCCACTTGCGGCGCGTTATATGTGTACCGCTTTATGTGGAACTTACGTTTTTTACAAGCTGTGCATTTTTGGAAGTAGCTCATGGTTGGTATCGTGGCATGCCCTCAAATATCTTTGGATGTTCTAAGTACATGTTATTGAGGAAGTTTGCCTTATCTAGTCCTGTCTCTAGTTTATCCCACTCCTCAAAGAATATATCTTCGGGTAAGCCAAGAGTCGTTTTGAAGTAGAGGGCGGCTCGTAGGCAACCTTCCTTGATGAACTCTGTTAGTTGTTGGTGTGGTGTCATAATTAGAAGAATACTGGTTGAGCTGTCTTAGCGTCGTCTTTCTGTGGTGGAAGGGTGATAACGCTTGAGATAGTGAGCAGTGTACTCGCAATCCCACAGCTGTTACGGATTGCACCGAGCACGATGCTCGCGGCATCTATTATCCCCATTTCAAACATGTCGCCCCATTTATCATTTTTTGCATCGTAGCCCGTTGTTAATGCCCCACTCTTAAATATTTCATCTCCTTTGCCCGCGTTAGCAATGATTTGCGCCATTGGAGACACAAGGGCTTTCTTTAAGATTCGACCACCTATCGTATCCGGCATTTCTTGTGAAGCGTTTGCAAGACAGA